ATAAATCCATATGACTAAAAACTCTTATGTCTAATATTTCTTCTACGACCTCTCGTCTGTATCTTGCTCTTAGGTGCATAAAAGGTTCGTATGATGATGAACCAAGGATGACCACCTGGCAGAAAGCACGATAATTACATTTTAAAATATTCTGTTCTAACATGTTTTGATAATCTACATTAGAAGCGTCTTGGTTTATTAATACGTTATTACAATATATCTCAAATACATTAGGTTTAATACCTCTTATAACTCTGTATTGTTTACCATTTGTTTCAAAGTCAACCTGAATCTCACAATCAGCATTATTGATTGTGTTTATCAGTTGTTCTTTCTTAATAGTTCTAAATGGCCTATTGAATAATGAAAAACATAATGCGTCAAGTAAAGTTGATTTACCTGAACCATTAGAACCTATAATTAATGTTGATGGTGATTTTGCTAAATCTACCTCTATAAACTGATTGCCAGTAGAGAGAAAATTACGCCATCTTAATTTTTTAAAATATATCATTTTACCATCAAATCAAAACTAATTGATATTCTCTCCTCATCACTATTACTTGGTTCTACAAAATGGTCTAAGTATGCAGGCCATATCGCAAGTAGACCTTCCATAGGTTTTACATGTTTACATTCACCTTTGTCAAAATTAGTATTCATAAAATAATTACCTATTGCAGCTGATCTTGGATCTCTAAAAATAATGCCACCACTATCTTTAGGCACCTTGACATAATAAGTTCCTGATAGAGTATATTGACCATGTTGATGTATAATATTCCAGTCACCTTTTCTATTTACGTTTGTCCATAATTGTGATATTCGTACTTCTTTTGCATTTAAATTTAAATGTCCTACAAATTCAACAATCTCATTTATTAATGGTTTATAATTTTCATCTGTGACATTTACTAACTCACTTTGCCAACCACCTCTATTTGATTTATTCACACTTTCTTTTTTCTCTGCCTCATTTAAAATATAATTTGTAAAATCTTCATTAAATGTAACCCTAGTTTTACTTCTCATAAACTCCCATATCTGAGTGTACCAGTATGGTGTAGGCCATAAGTTTTCTTGTTTTATAATTTTTCTAGGTAGTTTAGGTTTAGGCATTGTCGTTTGCTTCTATATAAAATGATTTTAAATATTCTTTTAATTTTGTCTTGTTTACATCTGTTTCAAGTTGATCTACATAGTTGTTTAGGAATGTAACCGTATCTTCACCCATTTCTACTATATCATCTCTTACACTTGCCTTAATATCAGAGTAATCTTCTATAATATTTAAATCATGTACCGTTATCTCATTATACAACCTTTCAACAAATTTGTCAAATTTATCATCATCTGTCTTGTTTAATACAATTAATTTTATGAAGTGATTATGATAAGGTTGTATATCAAGCGAATCATAGTCTTTCTTTTTATCATCATATATTATCTTTTTGTGAATAGTCATTGGATTCCATATTCTTTCAATCTCTCTAGTCTCGGTATCGAAGATATGAAACCCTTTAGGGTCTTGGTGGTCTGACCAGGTCATCTCATATTGAGCACCACAATAGAATATGTGGCCGTCATCTGTATGTTTATGAAAGTGACCTGATACTACTTTTTCAAATCTATTAAAGTCTGCCTTATCATTACCATGTTCATTGATTACGCCATTTTGCATTTCAATACCCTTTATCTCTAAATGACCAAAACATAAATCTGCCTTTGCTGTGTTCAACATGTGCATTGATTCTTCTTTTGTATCATCACATATCCAAGGCATGAATAATATAGGCACACCATCAAACTCTACGACCTTAGGTCTAGTGTATATAAATGGTTCATTTATGCCATCAAAACTTGTATATAGATTATCAATAGCATTTACCTCATTTGTATTTTTAAAGTAAGTATCGTGGTTACCTATGATTATGTGTGTATCAATCTTTTGTTCCCATAATCTATCAAAAAACTCTTTTCTAAAAATAGAGGCGGTCTGAAAGTTAATAAACTTTCTTCTATCAACGACATCGCCTAGGTGTATCAATGTTTTTATATTATGTTTTTCTAGGTAAGGAAAAAATATCTCGTTGTAAAATTTAAGTTGATAATTTCTAAACGCTTCACTATCATTTCTCACACCAAAGTGAGTGTCATTTAATATCGCTATCTTCATAATGTTTTAAAATATTCGTTTGTTGTTATAAAGGTTTCTAAATGTTTTTCTACCTCTGTCGTAATAGTTTTATATTGGTCTTTTGAATATTGATATACACCATAATCTTTTAGTTCTCTCTTTGCCATCTTAGGATCTAATAATCTCATGCCTATAGCAATCTGATACCATAATGTATTACCTATATGATAAAAATTATTATTCTTATCGTTTATATAATCAACCATTCTAGGCATTCTATATTTCCATACCTTCATTAATCTTTTTAATCTAGGACTAAATCGTTCTTCTTTCCTTGAATCTATCCAAAACTTACTATCTTTTCTAGGAGTTATATAATGATATACTATAAAGTCCCTAATGTTGTCCCACATTTGTGTCATCTCACTATTATATTGGTCTTGTAATTCATTAAGTTTAAATGGCATATCTTCTTTATAATAGCTCTCTATGAAGTGTGTTACCTGCAACATTGTGGCATGAATAGAAGTTGCCTCTAAAGGTTCTATAAACGCACTTGATAGACCTGCTGATAATACATTCTTACACCAAAACTTCTCATATCTACCTGTATTAAATTTAATCTGTCTTTGTACATCTATCTTCTTGCCATATCTCTTTTTAACTGCTTTGGATATCTCATCATGTGCCTTATCAAAATCTGTATATTGACTACTGAATACATAACCACAACCCATTCTAGTCTGTGTAGGTATCTCCCAACACCAACCATTTTTCTGAGCCCAGGCATGTGTATAGTTTTTTATAGGTTCATCTTCCTCTCTCTTATAATTAAAGTTCAGAGCGCTATCTACTAATAAATTATCTTTATATGATACCCATTTATTTTCTTCTACCTTGTCAATCAATACACGAGCAAAACCTGTACAATCAACAAACATATCACCTTTGATTTTTCTACCTGATTTTGTTATTAGATATTTTACAAATCCATTTTCATCTTGTTCAAAACCTTTTACAACATCATCAACATATTTACATTTACTTGTTGCAATTGCTTTTCTTTTTAGATACTGACCTACCTTATATGTGTCTAGGTGGTATGCGACAGGAAGAATACCTATCTTCTCATAAATGTCCTGACCCCATTGATCAAAATGTAATCTATTTGTCGCCATCAAACGTGATTGTAATGACTTATCATAATCTAGTTTTTCTGCAATGTGATATATTCTGTAATTATCATAATCTATATCTGGATAACCTAGGTCAAAATGGTAGTTATCTCCTATAGGAGACCAGAAAGATTTACCTTTAGTGTGCCAGTCGGTATGTCTTATTCCTATTTTATAGGTAGATTCGGTTTCTCTTAAAAACTCTTTTTCACTAACACCTGTAATGTTAGGCGTTAATCTTATCATGTCATTAAAACGACCTGTTGTGCTTTCACCAACACCTATAATAGGTATCTCTGGTGTTGCAACCACGGTAATCTTAACTCGTTCACTTGTCTTGTTTATTAAGTGATGTGCTGTCGACCAACCTGCGGTACCACCACCCACTATAACTATGTTCTTAATCATTATGTATCTAAAACGCTTGTATAATTTCTTCTTTTTCTTTTCTTAACTTTTATCTCATTTGGTTTAGGCTCAGGATCTGCAGGCCTATTCTTTCTTAAAAATTCTAAAAACTGATTCTTATATTCACTATTGTTATCACCAGGTAGGGTATCAAACTCATCTATACCTGCTTGTTCAATCATCTTATATTTTATATTTGATTGTTTCTTTTCTTTCTGTATTCTTCTTATAAAAGCATAATAGATTATCTGCGTGAAATAAGCAAAAGGATTATTAGATTTCTTAGGATTAAAATTATTTAAATATTGTAAGCAATTCTCTATACCATCACTAATCATATCATCTCTAAAGGTATAATTTATAAAGTTAGGTCTGTATGATAGGTGATTCGCAATCTTTAAAAAACATTCACCAATGTAGTTTGTCACAGGAGGTCTTTTTCTTTTCTTACTATCTGCCTTATCACAACGATCTTTATATTCAATCATTGCCTGTAAAAACTCTTTATTGTTTACATAATGTTCGGATTTTTTCTTTGTTCTTGTCATAATATTATAATACTATATTTTGTGTTTTTAGTCAAGCTTTTTACTAGTCTGTGGACACTTGACAGGTTAGGTTTTTCTGATATAATACCCTATGTGGGTTGTTCACCAGGGACCTTAGCTAGTGTATCTTTTTGCTAGGCATATCAAAGTATTCTTTCAGTTCATCGAGGTTCTCTTTCTCAGACATCTTATCATATTTCTCATAGTCTTCATCTGTCATATCTCTTTCTACAAAGGCAGGAAGTTTTTGGTCCTGTTTGTTTATTGTATTTACTAAATGATGGTATCTTCTAGTAAATGGCTCAGTTGCATTTGCTATAGTCATAATCTTATCTTTAGGTATAGTAATAATTTTATCGTTAGTAAAACCCACCCATTTAACCAATGCGATATAATCAGATATACCGACCTCAGTTATTCTAGGCACGTATTTAATTAACATTGGCTCAGACAATCTTATTAGTGTTTTATTATCTTTGATTTGTTCTTTTGGGATTACACAACAGATTTCTTCGCCAGATACTAGTCGAATTATTTTAACCATATTACTTTAGTTCCACACTATGGATCTCATATGCGAAACCCTCCTCGTTGTAAATATTTATTCTTTCCTGAAAGTGGGTCAGCGTAAAGTTCTTCTTTTCTTTATATGTTAGGTCATCCGATATGTCGTATAATGTCGCTGTATCTTTACTATCGCCTATTCTCAATCCCCTACCTATTGATTGTAGGTTTCTTATCCTGGACTTACTAGGACTAGCAAAAATAATGTTATGCAAATTCCTAATATTAATGCCCGTAGAGAAAGTCCCATAACTTGCAACGATAATAGCGTTGTCAGACTTCTGCTTTTGTTTTAATAAGTTCATATAGATCCTTTCCGTGTTTTTCTACAAGTTGAAATAGTATCAGAGTATTACCATTCAAGGCTGTGGCTAGATTTCTGATATACTTATTTCTCTTTTCACTCTGAGCGAGGTACTCTAATTCTTTATGATATTTCTCTTTATAGATTGCTTTCGCTTCTGCTTCTGTATGTTTTAAGACAAGGCATACTATCTTTAAATCGGCAAGTTGTTTTTTCTCTATCAGTTCCCTAGTAGATACAACCTTATTAACTCTACCGAATAGACCTTCTAATACTAACTTATGGGTCTTAGTGCCATCTAAGGTACCAGTCATACCGATACGATATTTACAATCGGTCAGTTTCGTCATTATCTTCGTCAGAGATACAGCTTTAAATAGATGAGCTTCATCACCTATAACAGCACCGAAATCAGCGAAAAAAGTTTTTGGGAGTTTATATAGAGATTGCCAGGTAGAGATAACTATTCGTTTACCTTCCTCTATCTCGTAACCGTGGTAGTTTCTACTGACATTATTCTC